AGCCGATGCTTTCAAAAAATCATTTAACGCTTTTAAAAAAGGTAGAGATAGTCAAGAAGCTTTTGACTTATACTTAGATTATACAAGAAGAGGAATTACAGGAACAAACCCCGTGCTTGGTGAGATTATGGACTTAGGAGCTAGACTTCAACCCGTAAATAATTTTGGAGCAGACAAGTCTTTAAACAATACCTTTGATGTTGTTGCTGATGGCTTTAGAAAACTAAGAGGTAAGATCACCGACACCTATATGGCTGAAGATGATTTTTGGAAAATCTATAACTACAACTTTGAGCAGGGTAATTACAATAATTTCATGAGTAAATTTATAATAAGAAATCCTGAGTTAAAAGAAATGGGTGAAGCTAGAGGTAAAGAGACTGTTTCTAAATTAATAAAAGCATTTAAAGATATTGAAAACACCCCTAGAACTGTAGTTGATGCTCAAGGAAGAACTGTTATAAATCCTGCTTTTGAAACTGTCAAAAAAAATAGATTGAACATTGTCAAAGCAGAAACAGGAGTTAAGAATCCAGAAGCTGTAATGGAACAGCTAAGAAAAAAAGTAGGTAGGCTAATGGGTAGAAGAGATATTAGCTTTAACGATCCTATTTTCTATCAACCAAAAAATACTCTTAAAAGATTAGAGGGAGAAAGCGATGCTTCTTATGCTGGTAGATTAGGCGACGATGTTCTTTTAGAAGAAGACGCAGTAGAAGCTTTAATCAAAAATTTATCAGCCGATGTTACCAAAAACAATATCCCAAACTACGCTTATGTTGGAGACAATATTAAAGCGCTAAGAAAACTACCTCTAGGTACGTTTGTTGCTTTCCCTGCTGAGATTATTAGAACAGGATTCAATACAATACAAAGAGCTGCTAGAGAAATGGCAGTAGCAGAAACTAGAGATATCGGTATTAGAAGAGCCACAGGAGTTTTAGGAACAGGAGCTGCTTTACCTGTTGGCGCTGTGGAACTAGGAAAACAATTATCTCAGTTTACAGATGAAGAGATGGCTGCTCTTAGACGTTTTGTTCCATCTTGGTCAGAGAACTCTTTGCTCGTGCCTACAGGCAGAGACGCAGAAACAGGTAACGTACAATACTTAGATCTGTCTTATATTTATCCTTACGATTCTTTATTACGTCCTATGAGAACTGTAATGAATCAGTTAGTTGAGGGAGAGGCTACTGATGCAGCAATAACTGCAAGACTAACAGAAGGTGGTGTTAAAGCTATGGCTGAGTTAGCTAAACCATTTTTATCAGAAGCTATATTTATAGAAGCTGCAAATGACTTATTACTAAGAGGAGGAAGAACAAGACAAGGATCACAAGTATTTAGAGAGGGAGATCCTCTAGGTGAAAAATTATTCAAAGCCACCATGCATATTATGGATACCTTTACTCCTGGTTCTGTCGATCAAGCTCTTCGTATCGGCGGTGCACCTTTCAATGTCGCTGACAAATACGGTAGAACTTATGATTTAGCAGACGAGGCCATGGGTATTTTTGGATTTAGAAATATTGAAGTAGATCCTGCTGAGTCTTTTAAATTTATGGTAGGTGATTTCAACAAACGAGTGTCCTCAGCTAGAGCTACATTTTTAGGAGATGTTCTAAAAGGTGGAGCAGTTACTCCTGAACAAATCTTAAAAGAATATTTAGGCGCTGAAGAGAGCAGATTCAATGCTTATCAAGATATGTTTAAAAATTACAAAGCGGCAGAAACATTAGGAATTAAACCTATAGATCTGAACAGACAATTAGACAGATTACCAAAGAAAACTAGAGGAGCTATCTTAAGTGGCACCTATCAACCGTATAAGCCAAGTAAAGAAGTTAGAAAATTATTCTATGAAAACTCTCTTAGACTTGCTCAAAGAACAGGCAGCGCCCCTATAGATCCACTACAAGGATCGTTGTCTAAGATATACGAATACATAGCTGCTAATAATGGTAGAAGTCTACTATCTGATTTAAATGTTAATTTTGACATACCTCAGGGTAGCGCAATAGATAATTTGATTGACTTTTTTGGCTTACAAACTGCTCAACAAACAGCGCCTCAGACAGGACAACCTATATCCTCATCAAGTGGACCAGGGACCACGGTCACCGGAACACAAAACCTTGATTCTGCTCTAGCAATTGATACATTAATAGGCGACGATCCACTATTACAAGAGATCGCTAAACAAAGGAATACATAATGGCACCATTTAAAGGATTTACAGGTAATTTAAATAAAGGAACATCTAAATCTTTTAGAGGGTTCACAGGAGGAACAGAAAAATTTAAAAAAAGAGAAAAAGCTCGTTCACAATATTTTGATAATAGACCAGATGTAAGTAAGGATCGTCTAGATCGAAGAATTAAACAAGCAGAGGGAATAGCTGCTTTTAAAAGAGACAAGACTAAAGCTGTTAATATTGTAGATCCAGTAACAGGTAAGGTAACAGGAACTGTAACAGGTTTAACTCAAGCAATAACCCCAGGAGGCGACACTGTAGCTGACGAAAGAATTAGACTAGCCAATAAGTATGGTCCTACATTTAGTGAGATCATGAGCGATGTTACTTATGCTGGAGGTAAAACTTTAGGTGCTCTTGGAGAAAGAGCCTTGAGTGGCGGTATTGGTTTCCTTGGAGCTATGAATGAGGTTGTTAAGTATGCAACAAGTAAAGTTAAAGATGGATACAATAAATTAACTGATGTGCAAAAAGAAATTATTGATAACAAAGATAAATACCCTCTAACATCTAGTGGTCTACCTGCAATTACCGCAATGAATAATAATGAAAGACTAGCTCTTGAGGCACAAAGAGATTTACAAAAATTTACATTTGCAGGCGACGCAAGCAGTTCTCTTGGTGTAGATACAAATAGATTAGATAGTTTTGTTGATGAACCTATTGATACATTTGGAACTGCTGGTCCAACAGTTGATATGAGAAAACCAACTATTGAAGAAATGAGAACAATACCTGTAACTCAATCGGGCGTATTCCCTGCTGAAGAAATAAAAGAAGCAGCAATAGATAGATTTAGTCAAGAGTATTTAGACGAACAAAAAAGACAGTTAGAAGAACTTAATAGATTAAGACAAGTTGAAGAGTTAAAACCAAATGCACCTGGAGGAACTTTAGAGGACATGAGCATTGAAGCTCAACCAGGAGAGGGAAATTTTATGTTTCCTGAAGGCTATACAATTCCATTCACAGACATTGAAGTTCCAAGTTTAATGAGAAAAGCAGAGGATGCTTTAACTGACGGAAAAGGTTTTCTTACTAAAGATGATCAAGCCTCAGTAACTGAGTTTAACAACCCCGGTAATTTAACAGATGTAGGACAGGCAGGAACTACAGGGCAAACTTATGGTAATAATTTTGCTGTGTTTCCTACTGCACAAGCAGGGATAAAAGCTTTAGAAAACGACTTAGCATTAAAGGTAAATAGAAGTAATAAAGTCGAAGATATCATCGGTCAGTACGCAGCAGGCGATCCTAATGTTGGAAATTATATTGACTTTGTTAAAAACAGAGTTGGCCCAACGGTTGATCAAAACGAATTAGATGATCTACGAAACGCTGTCATTAGATTTGAAAATAAACCAGACATTGCAGAAAGATATTTAGCCTTGGTTGCAGACGGTGGCTTAATGGATAAGAAGATGTATGGTGGTATTATCGCTTCAAAAGGGTAATGAAACGAATACCAAGAAAAAGTGGACAACCCGCTAAATCTAAACTACATTCGGATCTCTATACCGATGAGAATCCAAAAGGAACAATTAAAGGACTTGGTTTTAAAAATGCATCATCAGCTCGCAGTAGCGTTTCTAAAATTCGTAGAAGCGGTCGAACGCATGCTCATAAAACTCAAGCTGCTATTGCAATGGAGCAAAGAGCAAAGGTTGCTGGTAAAACAAAACCCGCTGCAGTATATAGAAAATTTATTGAAGCGCAGAAAAAGAAAACAAAACAAAGACGAACACGAAAGTAATTGGGGCATAGGAGGACATTTATGATTAAAATTACAGAAGCACTGAAAGCAAGAGTACAGGACCATGAAGGCCTGCGAACATCTATGTATTTGGACAGTTTAGGAAAAGCCACTGTGGGCATAGGCCATCTCGTTCAACCACATGAAAGAGAAAGATTTGCTGAAGGAAAAGAAATACCCATGGATGAGATCATGGAAATATTTGAAATGGATTTAAACAGAGCTGCAGCCGGAGCAGATATGTTGATACAAGATAACATCGGACATGAACTACCGCAACACGTAGGCGAAGTTATTTTAGAAATGGTATTTCAACTTGGAACTACTGGAGTATCTAAGTTTAAAAAAATGTGGAAAGCGATGAGAGTCAAACAGTGGGAAACTGCGGCGGCTGAAATGAAAGATTCCAGATGGCATTCACAAACACCGAAGCGCTGTGAATCCCTAGCTGAAATTATAGCAAATACTTAAAGAGTTCTTCTAACATAGTTAGGCAGTGTACCCTCTTCTAAGTACCAGGCGTACGCTGCTTTCCAATCTTTTTTATATTCTGCTTTTAAAAAATCTATTAACTCTTCTTCTTTTTTATCATCACTCTTAAAAAAATTTAAAAAGTGAGTCTTTGCTCTATTGGTTATACTAAACATTTTTTATCTCCTTGTTATTTCATGGAGAATATAATGTTATTTTTTATTTTTAGTCATGCTTTTTACAGTTTTCTGATGTGACTCTAATGCATCCCATACTTCAACCTTTGACCAATGAGCCATGACACATTTAGATATGTCTTCATGTAAGACCTTTAGCCAACTAATATCCATTGGTATACTTCTACCTTTGTTATCAGCGATATAGTCTACTTCTTCATTAGTTAAAGATAAATTTAATTTACCATTGTCATAAGATATTCTCATTTTATTTCTCCCCAATTATTTCCTATCTCTGCGTCG